ACTGCCTGCCCCCCCGTCGGGGCCGAGCACCGATAAAAGCCCTTGGAGAATAATCTGGGGGGCCAGCACCTTCGCGGTGCCGGCCACGGTAATAGTCCAGTCGCCGCCGACGGTCGCCAGCACATCCGCAGGGGTTACACATATAATGTTATTGCTCGCATCGATTTTGATATGGGTGCCCGGCTCCCGCTGGATGATCAGGCCGCCGATCTCCACCTCCGGCGCAGTCATACCGTGCCAGCGGAAGTTGCTGATCCGGGGATAATTCGGATCCCCATCGTAATAGGTCAGGTCGCAGCAGGTTCCGACCTCGGGCGGGCACACCACCCCGCGTTGAGGTCCGGCCCAAAGCACCGGGAGTTCCACCCTGGGGATCACCGGCTCCCGCTCGTCCACCGACTCATCGTTCTGCAGCGGCTGCACGTCAACCCAGTATCGCCCGTCGCTGGCATAGGTTTTCACCACCCTGGCCTTGCGGACCATCCGGTAATAGGAGCGCAGATCGGGCATGACCAGCTCCATTGTCCGTTTCAACAAGGATTTGAGATCAGTCGCGGCCATATTCCGCTCCGTACTCCAAATGGGTTCGCACCGAGTTCGGCATCACCTTGTGCTTGACGACCAGGGCGCGGAACAGACCGTCAACGCCTCGCCTGGTATCGCGCAGACGGAAGAGCCGCGAAGCAGCGAAGCCAGCCAGAAGAAAGGTGACCACCCGGCTCAACTGCGCGGCGGAGGCAGATCCCGGCAAGTGCTCAATCAAGCCTGCTCCGGTGGCGATCACCGGCACGTCGCCAGGCTCGTCGAAATCCCCCCAGTTTACCCGGCCATCGGCCCCGATCCACAGCGCCCACCGGTTCATGTCCACCCCGAAGGAGCGGGTGCAGGTCAAAGCGCATTGCTGCACCACTTGCCATACCGGGATATCCGAGGCCACGAAGCGGGGCACCATCGGACCTGGGCTGTCGATGCGTCCGGCCGGTAAACCGGCGGCGGCCACACAATAGCGGACAATGGCCGCCGGATCCTCATTCTCCCAGGATTGCCGTATTTTGGTGGTGGCCAGGGGCAATTCCGGGCCGCTGGCCGACAGCTCAAGCTGATCCTTGGTGGTGCCGGGCCGCACCCGGCTCACCGTGCCCTGCCAAAGCCCCTGGGCCTGATCCCGGTAACCCAGGCTGATTGCCACCTGCTCCCCCGCCTGGATGTCGCGATACAGCTCTCCGCCCGGATCCGGCAAGGTCACGTCCGCATGGTCGAGAGGAGAATGGCGCAGAGAGACGATCTCAAGATGGGGGCAGCGCAGCACCTCCCTGTCTCCGATCATGATTTGCACCCTCAGCCCGTTGATCATGCCAGATCCACCTTCAGTCGTTTATCCAGCTTCGGCTCAGCCGCAGCCGTAGCGGCCGGGGCCTTGCCCGCCGACTTCCGCACTTCCACCTTGGTGACCGGAGGCACATGTTCGGCAAAGGCCAGGTTGGCCAGGATCACATCGTCCTGATCCGTCTCCTGGCTGGTCAGGCCCGAAAATACCACCCGCTCGATACCGCGAGCCAGGGTGTGGGCATTGACCACATCGTACACATTGGGGTTGCCGCCGTTGTCCGTACCTTTGAAGATTCGGTTCAGCGCCCTCAGCTTGTCGTAGCAGGTTGAATCTTCCTCGGTGGTCAACTCGATCGCCAGGGTAATATCGGCGTCCTCCCAGCCCAAGGGCACCTTGACCTTGCCGGAGAGCCCATCTTGTTCCGCCTTGTCAAAACGCACCTGGTCGGCGATCGTCATGCTCTGCAGGATGCCGGGTACGCTCCTGCCGCCCAGGCTGATCTGGCCGTCGGAAAAGGAGAGGATGCCATCAGCCATCGTGGCTCTCCACCATCGCCTGGAGCTGGCGGATAAAATCATCCGGATTACTGACGCCCGGCAGGTTCAGATTGTCGATCCTAATGGTGACGGCACGGCCTGATTCACGGCCTCCGTTCGCCGAGGCCCGACGCTGGGCGGCGGCTTCGGT